GGTATAATGGCTACCATACCTTGTGGGATGATAGATGTAGAAAGTGGAATGACTAAATTTGAGCAATTAAAAATGAATATTTTAGTTTATTTAAAAGAAAACAAAAATATGACATTTGATAGTCCATTAATTCAAATGGTAATGAATAGTTCTACATTAGAAATGTTAGAACAATTTTTACTTAACAATGGTTGCACAGAAAAAGATTTATTAGAAATTTATAGAACCGAATACTTATAATGAAATTTGATAAACATGTCGATAAACTATTAAAAAAATATCCATTAAATGAAGATTTAGGGAATATTTTTGGTACTCTTGGTAATTTCGTTAAACATCATGTAGGAGAAATACTAGCACCGATGACAGATCCTTGGAAAAGTCATATCAGAAAAACTGATTTATCTCAAGGTGATGGTATATTAGATCAAGTTAGAGCAAATTTAATCAAAGATCCTAATATTTTTAATAAAAAATTAATATTTACTAATAATAAAAAAGGTATAATCACTGGAGGTATTTCATATAAGACTTTAATGGGAGCTGAATTAGTATCTGGTGTTAGTACTGAAAGCGAATCAATATATAAAAAGAATTTAATTAAAGAAGTAATAAATTATATTGATTTAAATAAATTAAATCTTATTAGTAATAAAAATTTTATTTTACCACATATCAAACAAGTTTTAGAATCTAATAAAGAAAAAGATGAAGAGTATGGAAAAGAACCAGATAAATTAAAATCTGATATGTCTCCTGAACGTATTATAAAAAGATTTGAATATAAATCTAAAAATGAATATTTTATAACTAAACCATCAGATGAAAATGCTAAAATAGAATGGTTATATATTTTAGCTAAACCAAATCAATCTTTTGATTATACTAAACCAGCAGGTAAACCAACACCAACTCCTAAACCAACTCCTAAACCAATTCCTAAACCAGCACCAAAAACCAGAACGCCTGCGCCTCCAACAAGAGTAGTAAGATCTAAAAAACCATAATTTATGGATCAAGATTTAGGAAATGTCTATTCTTCTAACGTAATGGGAAAAAGATCCATTACTAATTTATCATATGGATCTGCTATGGTGCAAAAAGAACGTGATCCCTCTTTAGTTAATTTAGAAAATATTGTATTTTCTCAGTTATTTGAATTAGTAAAAGAAGAGAGACCACCTAAACCCGTTTATAAACAAAACGAATTAAAGGTGGTCTCTTATGAAGAAGCTCTTAGAGAATTAATTGAATTAGAAAATGTTGTTGATTTTAATTTTTAATTCTTAAAACTTTTATAAAAATGTCATATTATATAGTTTTTTATTATCATAAATGCTAAAATATAACTCCTATGTGATAAATATTATTATATGGGCTATACATGTGGAAGAAAACATACAGAAGAATCTTTAACAGAAATTGCAAAACTTTATAATACTAGATCAGATTTTCAGAAAAATGATCCGGGTGCGTATGGAAGTGCTAAAAGAAGGGGTAAATTATTTTTAGATTATATATGTTCGCATATGGTAAGTTCATATTCAACTCCTCAATTGATTTGTAAAAAAATCATGGAAGAATTATTGGGAGAGAAATGTTTGTATAATACAAGAGCAATAATAAAACCATATGAACTAGATATATATTTTCCAGAATTTAAATTAGCTATTGAATATAATGGAAAGGGATGGCATAAGTATGATGATGTCATAAAAAGAGATAATAATAAAAATATATTATGTAATAAAAATGGGATAACTCTTATTATAATCAAAGAAAATAATAGAGATTATGAAAAAGATGTTAAAATTCAATTAATTGATCATTTGGACATAATAAATAAAATTACAAATAATAATTTCATAGAATCAGATATATATCAAATATCTTGTTTTGATGTATTCGAAGATATTATTAAGAAAAATGATATAGATGAAATAAAAAATAAAATAAAAAACTGTTCATCGATTATAGAGTTTCAAAAAAAATATAGTTTTGAATATAACTTTTTAAGAAGAAATAAAAAATTGCAATTATTAGAATGTATTAGAAAAACCAAAGAAGATTCCGAAGAAGAATTATTAGAAAAATGTAAAAAAATTTCAGATTATTCGGAATTCATTAAAATTCATCATAATTTATATCAAAAATGTAAAATAAGAAATTTATTAGAAAAAGCAACTTCACATATGCATAAAACTAATAAAAAATATAGAAGTCATTCAAATGATGATTTAATAAAATTAGCTAATAAATTTCAATTAAAATCTTATTTAAAAAATCAAAATAAAGCTTTATATTTAGAATTAATAAAAAGAGATATTTTAAATTTGGTGACATACGAACCTAACTTTATTTATAAACATACTAACAAAATATTAAAAGAAAAAAAATTAGAAAAATGCTTCGAAGATGCAAAAAAATATGATAATTATCATGATTTTAAAAATGATGAAGATTTGTATAATCGTTGCGTAAAATACAAAATAATAAAAAAAATTACTGAAACTTTTACGAAAAATAATATAAATGATATTATATTAAAAGAATCTAAAAAATATAAAAATTTTAACGAATTTACTAAAAGTATTTGGTATATGAAAACTAAACACATAAAGGGATTAATTCAAAAAATTAAAAAAGAAAACAATTGGTCATTGACAAAAAAAGGGAAGTTGAATTATATTGAAAAGTTCCCAAATATAGTAAAGATGATTAATAATAATGTAGAATTAAATGATATCTTTAAAATAACTAAAATAAATAAAACCACTCTTTGGCGAATAAAGGTACAAATGCATAAATCTGGGATACTAAAAGTTGGATATAATCAAAAAAAAGATAAATAATATATGAATGAAAGCCAAAAAACGCACTATTCGAAAGAATGGTAAATGCGATGGGCTTGAAGAAATTCAAGCAAATGTTCACCCAAAAAAAGATACAAGTCCTTACGTTTATCAAAAGGAAAAAATAGATTTTTCTTTAAATATAAAAGAAATTCCTTGGACCGAAAAACAAAAAGAAATTATAGATACAGTCATAGAAAAAAAAGCTAATATGACTTTAATTGATGGAATTTGGGGAAGTGGCAAGACTTTAATGGCAGTCTATACTTGTTTAAAACTGTTAAGTATGAAAAAAATTTCGAATATTCTTTATGTGCGAAATATAGTCCAAAGTGGTACTGGTACACTGGGTTGGCTTGGAGGTGACCTCCAAACTCGTCTGTCCCCTTACATGGCCCCACTTAACCAGAAGCTGGAACAACTTCTTCCTGCTAATCAAGTTAAAAAATTAATTCAAGATCAAATAGTGGAAGCTCAACCAGTTGCATTGCTTCGCGGAACATCCTATGATGCATACGGAATTATTATCGATGAAATGGGATGTATGTCCAAAGAAGATATAATGTTGACTTTATCTAGAGTTGGAAAATTTAGTTATGTTTTTGGTGTTGGAGATTCATGGCAAGTTGACATTAAAAATTCTGGATTCAGAAATATATTTGATGTATTTAATGATGAAGAATCAAAAGAAAATAAAATATATACTTTTGAACTTCAAGAAGAAATGGATGTAATGAGAAGCGATTTTTTGAAGTATGTAATGAAAAAAGTTAGAGGGTTGAAATAAGATTAATTTAAACATGTTAAAAGTCATTGATTTATATTATTTTTTTGATATACTAGTTACATGGAAACTGAGGACACTAATAAAATAGCTAAAATTCTTATACTAGATAAAGGTAAAGTTTTATTACTTAAATCTAAAAAATTACAAAAATTTCATTTACCCGGCGGACATATTCAAGCAAATGAATCATTTAGTCAAGGCTTGAGAAGAGAAGTTAAAGAAGAAACTAATTTATATATTTCGTGGTGTAAAATAGTATTTTCTAAATATAATTTTAAATTATATAAAGGTGGAATATACCCCGGTGTAGTTAAACTAAGTAATGAACATGATGGATTTGTATGGGCTAAAATAGAACATGCACATAAATATAATTTGTGTAATTTCACAAAGAAAGATATAGCATGGCTACAGAGAAATTGGGAACAATATAAACAAAGAAAAAAGTTAATTAAAAAACCACTTGATAATTTTACCGAATTAGAATAAAATACTACTATGCGTATTGCAATATCTGGAACAGCAAATGTAGGAAAATCAACTTTAATTAAAGATTTTCTACATAATTGGCCTAATTATAGGACTCCTGAAAGTTCCTATAGAGAATTCTTTAAAGAAAATAAGTATCCTCACAGTAAAAATTGTAATAAAGAAGGTCAATGGGCTATTCTCAATCATATGATTGATGAAATGCAAAAATATTCTAAAGATGATAATATTATCTTTGATAGATGTCCATTAGATAATTTGATTTATTCTTTATGGTCTTGCGAAAAATCAGCATCTGATATCGATGAACAGTTTTTAGCCAAATGTATTCCTGTGGTAAAGGAATCAATGAAGCATTTAGATGTTATTTTCTTTATACCTATTTCAAAATCATCACCGATTCCTATTGTAAATGATGGATCTAGAGAAATTGATTCTTCTTATATAGAAGAAATTGATAATCTATTCAAAGCAATTTTTCATTTATATCAACATAGTTTTGATAATAATCCATTTTTACCAAATGATGATTGTCCAGCAATTATTGAAATTTTCGGAAATCCTTTAGAAAGAATTATGTTACTTCAACAATACTTAAATGTTGAAGGAGCAGTAATTGGAGACGAGGCAGGTTCTATCTTAGATCCACAAAATATTAAAGATTTGGAAAATCTTTTAATGGAACAAATGAATGCTTCTGAAAAAGAAGCAGTCTATAAAAGAGAAAAACAATTAATAGAAGAATTTGAAAAGAAAAATAAATCTAAAAAATTTAAGGTTTAATTACAAATATATTATAAACTGCATCTTCTTCTGCTACTATATAATTAGTAGATAAAGTAACATTAACTGTACTTGTAGATGTATTAAAGGTTGCTGTAGGTACAATAGTATTAAAAGTTCCTTTGATAGTGATTAATCCAGTAGATTGATCAAGGCTATCAACATATGCTGGATATAATGCGGCATATTTATTAACTGGTGTAATTAAAATATTGTTTTCTGTATAAGAAGGTGTAGTTACTAAAACTATAGATCCAGAATAATTACCTGTTCTGATTGTAATTGTTCCGTTTTTTATTTTAGTATTAGTTAAATCACTTGAATTACTTTTGTAATCTTCGAATGAAGATGACAAGGTATCTAAATTGGAAGAAGTGACATTGGTATTAGTATATAATACATCGATATTAGAGCTTAAATCACTAATATAAGAAGTAAAAGCCGAAGCATTGGCACTTACAGCGGTAGTAAGCACTGAATTTTCAGTTGGTATTATTAAATTTTCGAAATTTAATATATGTGTACCAGTGCTAGTTTCTACAACAATATAATCACCATTATTAATTTCCGATAATTCGGGTAAATCTTTAATATTTATATAAACTTCGGATGCCATTTTAATTATTTATCTACTTGTAATTTATTTCGTATATGCTAAAATATAATTATTAATGAATAAACTGTCTACTTATATTTTTGCTCATGATCAAAATATTATTTTAGATTTTATAAAAAATAAAAAATTTGAAAATTTTGATTCTTTGTTTTATGTCTTTGTTGGAAATAAATCAACTGATAAGATTTCTAATATTAATAATGTAATTATAGCAAATAAATTGCCTCTAAACATAGAGCATATACCAAAACTAGTATCATTTACTGGATGGTATGCATTGTGTGAAAATAATTTAATTAACTCTGAATATGTTAATTTATTTGAATATGATATAAATTGTTGTTCGGAGTTTAAGATTAAAAACATTTCTCTTGTAGAGAAGAATCCAGATGCAATTAGTTATTTTAATTTACCAGCAAAGCATCCACTTTTTATACAAAATCCTACTTATAGTGATGTTTTGGTAAAAGACATAAAAGACAAAACTGGTGTGGATTTATTTGAGTTAGTAAATAAGTTTTTAACTAAAAATCCTAATCTATTATGGCAGACAACAAGTAATTCTACTTGGAAAACCTCAGTTTTAAAAGATTATGTTACTTGGTGTAAGCAATTTATAGAGGTTTTATCTAAATTTGAATATGCCGGACATGCAATAGAAAGATCTATTAGTTTCTTTTATTATATTAATAAATCGAATGTTAGTTTAACTAATGGTCTTTTAGAACATTTGCAGTTAAATTCACATAAAACCGATCCATTTTTACCAAAAAATGATGATAGATTTAATCAAGGATATAAAAATTTAATATGAGACTTTACACAGTATTTACAGAATCGCATATGGAGTTGTTTCAAAACTACTTCATCAAATCATTACCATTTGACCACAGATTAGAGTTAAGGGTTTTGTTCAAAGAACAGCTATGTAATGCTGAATTTAGAACAAAAGGATGGAGAGAAACCATGTATTATAAAGTTAGATGTTTTATACAAGCAGCAAAAGAAACAGAAAATGGTGATTATTTTATGTTCTCTGATCCTGATATACAATTTTTTAGACCATTTTATGATGATGTGATGAAACAAGTAGAAGGATATGATGCAGCATTTCAAAATGATTACGGTGGTGGGGTTAACACTGGGTTTTTTATAATGAAGTCCACACCACAAACAAGAGCTTTTTTAAACACTGTAGAAGGTAATTTAGAAAAATTTCCAGAAGAACAAGCCTGTTTTAATTATTTAAAATCAAATTTTCATAAACCAGAATATAATAAAATCGCATTTAAAACAAAAATGTTATCCGAAGACTATTGGACGTATGGTGCTAATTATGCAGCATGGGATGGTAATTCTAATTTTAGTTTACCTAAAAACATAACAATGCATCATGGTAATTGGACTAAATCATTTGCAGAAAAGAAACAACTCTTAGATTTAGTAAGAGAAAAATTTAATAAATCGAATGTTTGATAAGTTTATTATAGAAATAGATCAACCAGCATATCCTCCTTATCATACAGGAAAATATCTGGAGAAATATTTTATAGATTTTTATTTTAAAAATAAAAAAGAATTTGATAATACTGGATATGAGTTTCTTCCAATTTGCTGGACGGATATTTACTTATATAGAAATAATTTAATACCAGAATTACAAACAACATTAAATTCTTTAGACAAAACTAAAAAATATTTTACTGTATCACAGCATGATGATGCTCCAAAACAATCATTACCACCAAATACTATAAAGTTTTCTGCTGGTGGTAATCAGCCAAATTGTGTACCAATACCATTAATTTGTAGTTCTATACCTAATGTAAAAGAAGTACACAAAGATATATTTTGTAGTTTTGTTGGAAGCGCAACGCATCCAGTTAGAATGGATATGCTACATCATTTAGTTAATAAAGAAGGTTATGTATTAAAACCTAAACATTGGTCCCCTTCAATAGAAGATAAAAGAAAGGATTTATTTTTAGATATAACTAGTAGAAGTATATTTTCCTTGTGCCCTAGGGGTTATGGAGCAACTAGTTTTAGATTATATGAAGCAATGCAATTAGGTGCGATACCAGTTTATATTTATACTAATGAACCATATATACCATTTAGTAATATAGTAAATTGGAATGATATATGTATTTTAATAGAAAAGCAAGATATAAAAAATATTGATACTATATTGAAAGGAATTACTAAAGAAAGACAAAATGAAATGCATTTAGCTATAAAAGAAGCATACAATAAAATGTTTACTTTGGACGGTATGTGTTTAAATATACTAAATTATCTTAAAACTATATGAAAAAAATATTATTTGTAATAGCTAGATATAATGATCATCGTCAAAAAATTTTTGATGATATTATTTCTCCTAGAAATAAATTATATTGCGAAAAACATGGATATAAATATATAGAAATTAAAAATGATGTAAACATTAATAAAGTTAGAAATCATCATACTTGGTGGAAATTTACTATTTTACAAGATTTAATAAAATCTAATAGAGTTGTAGATGGGGATTCCATAATCCATATGGATGCTGATATGTATATAGTTGATATCGAAAAGGATTTATCAACACCAAAATCATTTTCATACAGTATAGATAGTGGTAATACTCATTGTATGGGATGGTATAGTATTAAAGTAAATGATTGGTCTAAAAATTTAATAGATAATATATTATCAGAAGAAAGATATTTTAAATTAAATGATAAAATTTCTATTCATGATAGATTTAAAACTCATTCTAGTTTTTGGAATGAGTTTAGAGAACAAGCTAGTTGGTATAGTTTAGCTGGAATTAAAAGACATTCAGATGAACCATTTTGGAATTATTCGAATAATGGTTTTCATAGTGAAAAAAATGAAGATGTATTGTACACATTGGAAGAATTAAATGATAATGTTCATATATTTTCCACAGAATATAATGTCACCGAATGGATAGGGGAAAGCTCTTGTGATTTTAATATAAATAAAGTAGATAAAAATAGAGTTGTATTAAGGCATTTTGCTGGAGGACAAGATTGGAATAATTATAAAAATTGGTTATAAATTATGAAAGTTGCTATTTGTTTTTCTGGTCAAATAAGAAGTTTCGATCTTGTTAAGGATTCTTTAAGAGAAAATTTATTATCTCAATATGATTGTGATATATTTTGTCATTTTTGGAATAGATATGATGGTATAAAATACGAAAATTTTTATAATCCAGAATGCGAAAGCAAATATGGTTATTATGGAAAATATAAAATAGAAGATATTGTCGATTTTTTAAAACCAACTTCTTTATGTTTTGAATATCCCTCTATACAACAAAATATGAAGAGCATGTTTTATTCAATTAAAAGATGTAATGAACTCAAAAAAAGTTACGAATATATAAATGATTTTAAATATGATGTGGTAATAAAAGCTAGATACGATTTATTTTATAATAAAAAAATTGAATTACAAAATATAAATCATAATGAACTATATACTAGCAGCAGATATGGTCCGGGTGGAGTAGCTGAATGGTTTATGTACTCATCATCTCCAACTATGGATATAGTTACATCAATATACGAGAATATTGAATATGCTAAAGATAAATCAATTCCTTGTCCAGAATTGATACTGGAAAGTTATTTAAACACTAACAATATTAATACTAATAAGATACATTTTGGTGTTAATATTTTAAGAGAAGATGGAAAGGCTTTAAATGAATAAATTAAAAATAAATGAAGTAACTATATGTCTTCATTGTGGTTGTAATCAAGAAATTGTAGATTCCCAGATAAAAGCCCATGAACCTTTATTAGATAAAATAAAAATAAATTGGAATAATAGAATAAATAGATATCCTAAAGCATATCCATCATTTTCTCAATTAATAAATCATTCTATAGCTTCTTCTAATACTGAATGGATGATTTTCGTAAATGACCGAACAACATGTACCGCAGAACAAACATTAAAAATGATAAATTTATTAGAAAATGGGTTTAGTTGTGTGTTTTTATATAATGTTGGTTATATGGGATTTTCCAAAGAACTTATAAGAACAATTGGATGGTGGGATGAAAGATATTTATTGGGGGGATGGGAAGATCGAGATTGGGTTTATAGAATAGCTCATGCTAATTTATCATTATATGAATCACAAGAAGCGGATTATTCATACACATGGAAAAGTCCATTGCAAGTAATAGGTCATAATTGTAGATTATCTCAGCCACACTGGGAAAATAAATGGAATCAAAAATATGCAGATGCAATAATTAAAATGATTCCCGAACAAAAATACGAACACTGGGACTTATTTTTAGGAGAAAATAGAGAAGATATTAAAAATTCATGGAATTCATGGAATGAATCTGTATTAGGTATCGGGTTTGATAAGCCAAATAGTGGTCCATCTGGTAGTAGTTTTATTAAAAATAGGAAAATATATAATTTAGAAGAAGTTAAAAATAAAATAAAATGAAATTATTGTTCATAACTACAATAAATCCAAAAAAACAAGGAGATTATTTGGAATTATCTTTAGTCTATGGATTACGTAAAATTTTAGGAAATAATTTTGTAGAATATCCTAAAAAGAAAATATTATATGGAGATTTTTCAGAGTCACCAATTAATGATTTGCATGGAAAAGGATTTACATACTGTACTGATCCAATTCAAGATACTACATATGATAGAAGTAAAATAAAGTTATCTGATTTTGACATAGTATTAATGGGTTCTGGACATATGTATTCCGAAAAAGTGGAAATAAAACATTCGAATATTTGGTATACAGATGGAAATGATCTTTATGGAAATTCTAAAAGATTAATTAATTATAATGGAGAAATTATAATAGGTTCTCAATTTTTAGAAAAATGCTTTAAAAGAGAATTAGTAGAAGAATTTCCAAAAGTATATCCAACAGGTTTTGGTATTCCTTCGAGTAAAATAAAATCTATAAATTTAAATATTAAAAATAAATTATTTCAATCTACAGCACCATCAAATGCATGTTTTTATGAAAATTCTAATTATAAATTTAATAACGAATATGATTATTATAAAGACATGCAAGAATCTTGGTTTGGATTATCTTGTAAAAAAGGTGGATGGGATTGTTTAAGACACTACGAAATAATGGCAAATAGTTCTGTTTTATTGTTTAAAGATTTTGATAAAAAACCTAAATTATGTGAACCAAATTGCCCAGCAGTATCATATTCTAATAAAGAAGAATTAGATTCTTTGATGAATCGTCTTATTGTAAATAATAGACCCACAGAAGAATATTTGAATATATTAAAAGAACAGAGAACATGGCTTTTAACGCATGGAACATGCGAATCCAGAGCTATTGACATAATAAAAATATTATTAAATAATGCATAAGAATTTTAAAATATGTACGAATTAAAATATGAATTAATTAATAATATTATAAAACATAAAAAATATAAATATTATTTAGAGTTAGGTTTAGGTCCAAATGTAGAAACATATTCTGTAGTAGAATGTGAAAATAAATATTCGGTTGATATATTAAAAATAAATGATCAATTGCCCTACTTTTTAGGATCAACAGATGATTTCTTTTTACAAAATAAAGTAAAATATGATTTAATTTATATTGATGCTGATCATTCTTATGATGCCGTAAATAAAGATTTTTTAAATGCAGTTAAATGTTTAAATGAAGATGGTATAATATGTATGCATGATGTTGGTCCATTACGTGAATGTGACACTATACCTACTGCTGCTGGAGAAGCTTATAAATCGTTTATAGATATTAGAAAAAACATTATTTATGATGCTTTTTGTTATGAATTTAGTAATACAGATATTTTAGGATTAGTAAAAATTAGAAAAAATACAGATTTATTAAACGTTGGACAAGATTGTATTGTAGATTTTAATTATTATGATAAAAATAGAGAAACTATTTTAAGGAAAAAGCATTTAAATGATTTAATTCGATATATATAATTATATGAGAAAAAAAATTTTAATAACTGGTGGTTTAGGATTTATAGGATTTCATTGTATAGAAAAATGGAAATCTTTAAATTGGGAAATTTGGATTATAGATAATCTTTCATCAAATGCAATAGAACAAAATCATGAAATTTTAAATGATATTAATGTAATTATTGAAGATGTTATATCAATTGATTGGAATTCTTTACCTAAATTTGATTTAATTCTTCATCTTGCATCTCCTGTAGGTCCAGTAGGAGTATTGAAACATTCTGGTAGAATGGCTAGAATAATATTAGATGATATATATAGTGTAATTAGAGGATCAAAACATAGTGACTGTCCTTTAATTTTTATTTCTACTTCAGAAATCTATGGACATAGAGACAAAAAAAGTTATTTAAAAGAAGAAGGTGATAAGGTTCTTCATGGTAATTTTACTGTAAGAAATGAATATTCTATTTCAAAATTACTTTCTGAAATAGTTTTGAGTAATCAAAGTAAAATAGATAAAAATTTTAAATACCAAATAATTAGACCATTTAATGTTACTGGAGAATATCAATTACCAGATGGTGGATTCGTCTTACCAAGATTTGTGTCCCAAGCATTAAATGGAGATGATATAACGGTTTATTACGATGGGCTCCAATTAAGAGCATTTACATGGGTTAAAGATATAGTTGAAGGTATTTATTTAACATCAATTGCTTCAGATGAAAATTGGAATAATGAATGGAATATCGGAAATGAAAAAAACGAAAACACTATTCTTTATTTGGCTCAGAAAGTAAAAGATTATACGGGTAGTACATCCAATATTGTTCACGTAGATCCTACTGTCTTACATGGGCCATTATTTACGGAAGCTCCTGAAAAAATACCAGATAGTGAAAAAATTAAAAATAGACTGGGATGGAATGCTACAAAAAATACAGATGAAGTAATAGAAGAAGTGGTTAATTTTTATAAAAATAAGAAATAAAAAAAATGAAAATAGGAATAATAGGTTACGGAGAAATCGGAAGTAGTTTGTATAAAGTATACAAAGAATTTTCTAAATTTGATATATTTGTTGTTGATCCAAAATTAGGATACAATGAAGATATTAATAATTGTGATGTTTTAAATATTTGTATACCATATTTTGAAAATTTTGTAGATATAGTTAACAATTACATTGTACAAAATAATCCAAAATTGACAGTTATACATTCCACAATAGCTCCAAATACAACATCCAAAATAAAAGGTAAAGTTTGTCATTCACCAGTAAGAGGGTTACATCCAAATTTAGATATTGGAATTAAAAAATTTGTAAAATGGATTGGTTCTGAAGATATGAAAACTTCAATTGAATATAGTGAACATTTGAAAGAATTAAATATTGAGTTTTTTATTTGTAAAAATAGTAAAACTACTGAATATGCTAAATTATTGGATACAACATATTATGGTGTTTGTATTGCTTTTCATAATGATGTTTTAGAATTATGTGAAAGAGAAAATTTATCTTTTGATGAAGTTATGACAAATTATAATAAAACTTATAATTTAGGATACTCTATGTTAGGTAAAACGAATGTAGTAAGACCTGTTTTGTATGGAGATAAAAAAATAGGTGGTCATTGTGTTGTTCCAAATGCTAAAATTTTAAAAGATTTTATAGAATCAAATTTAATTTCTGCCATTTTAAAATACGATAAAAATGAAAAAATTATTTAAGTATACAAATTTACATGATCGAAAAGATGTAATTACATTTCTTGAATCAAAAAAATTTAAAAGAGTTTTAGATGTTGGATATAGTGCAAATACATGGTCATCTTTATTCGTAACGCATTATATTGATATAAATGAATCAGATAAAAATAAAAAAATGTTTAAAGGTGATATTAATATGCCTTTTGTTTGGGATGAAATAGAAAAGGATGTTAATAAAAATGGAAAATTTGATTTTGTAATTTGTACGCATACATTAGAAGATATAATAAATCCATATTATGTTACTTTGATGTTAGAAAAATATGCAAATATGGGATTTATAGCAGTACCCTCTAAATATGAAGAGTTCACAAGAGGTGTAAATGGTTCTTATATGGGACATATACATCATAGATATATTTTCAATAAAGAAGACGATGAATTTGTAGGTTATCCTAAATTAAATTTTATAGAAACTGATAATAGATTTTCAAAAATTTCGGATAAAAAACAATTTAATAATGGTGAATTACAATTTTTTTGGAAAGATTCAATTTCGTTAAAAATTATAAACAATAATTACATGGGACCAAATGTAGATTCTGTTCTTTCATATTATCAAAATCTTTTAAACAATTTATGAAAATCGCATTTCATAGTTATCAATTAGGTGGTAGAGGAACCGAAATTGCTTTATACAAATATGCAAAATATAATAAAGAAATTTTAGGAAATGAATCTATTATAGTATCCACTAATTCAAGACCTAGCCCAACATTAAAAAGGTTTGAGAATGAGTTTAAAGTTGTATTATATCCAGATGTTTGGATTAGTGATGGGAAAAATGATTCTCTTAGAAATACATTAGAAAATATTTGTGATAAAGAAAAAATTGATATTTTTTATGCTTTAAAAGGTGGAGAAAATGATGGAATTCTTCCTAGCAATGTAAATAAAACATTATCACATGCAATATTTATAATGGATCAACCGCATGGTGATATTTATTGTGGGGTTTCTCAATTTTTAGCAAAAAAATTTAATAAAGATTTATATTTAGATCATATCGTAGAAAATGAATCACATACTAATGAAGATTTAAGAGAAATTTTAAATATACCAAAAGATGCAATTGTTTTTGGAAGACATGGAGGATCTGATACATTTGATTTAGATTTCGTTCACAAAAATATAATCGAAATTTTAAATATAAGAAGTGATATTTATTTTATATTTTTGGGAACAAATCCTTTTTTTAATCATAAAAATATAAAATATATTAATTGGACTTCTTCTATTGAAAATAAAACAAAATTTATAAATACATGCGATGCTATGTTACATGCTAGATATATAGGAGAAACTTTTGGATTATCTGTTGCTGAATTTTCAATTAAAAATAAACCTGTATTAACTTGGAAGCCTACTATTATTCCAGATCATTATGATATTGCTCATATAGATATTTTAAAAGAAAAAGCTATCTATTATACATCTGGAGAAGATTTATTTAATATTTTGAAAAATATTAGCAAAAAAGATTTTGTAGGTAAAAATTGGGATGCTTATACAGAAGATTTTTGTGCTAAAAAAATTATGCTTAAATTTAAATCTATGTTAGATATTTGATATGAATATTAACTTTGAACTAATAAAAAAATTTATACAACCCAAAAAAATACTAGATATCGGGGCGCATTTAGGAGAATTTAATGATTATTGTAAATTCTATTTTCCCAATTCCTATATATTTTCTGTAGAAGCTAATAAAGAATGTGAAAATATATTGTTTCAAAAAAATATAAATTATAAGATTTGTTTGTTGGGAAATGAAAATAAAATTGTAAATTTTTATAAAAATAAAAAAGATTTATTGTCTACTGGAAATTCTATATATAAAGAATTGACTCATCACTTTTCAGAAGAAAATATTTTAATAGAAACTCATCAAATGGAAAGACTAGATGATATTTTCGATGATAATATTTCTTTTGATTTTATTAAAATAGATACACAGGGATCTGAAATAGATATTATAAAAGGTGGTGAAAAATTAATAAAAAAATGTGCTGCGATATTACTCGAAACTTCGTATGAGCCATATAATGAAGGTGCTCCTTTAGAAAATGAAGTTATTGATTACATGAAAAGTATTGGATTTATCCAAAAAGAAATTTTAGATGAAAGCCCATCTTCCAAGCAAAGAGATATTTTATTTGTAAGATAACAATTTAAAATTATAAAAATATGAAATATGCTTTGTGTTGTAGAGGTATAAGTTATTATAAAAATTATATACATAAAAGTTACCAAAACCCTGATCCATATGATATAGATTTCGAACCTTGTATTCCACATTTAAATGAAAATGTCATAAATCCTTTAAGACAAAGAGGTGATGATATTGATATTTTTTTTAATACTTATGATTCTGAAAAATTATCAAAATATAGAAATTTATTGAATCCAGTATATACAAGATTAACTAAATTTAATCCCGATATTACGTATTGTAATTGGTCTAATGTTTTTCAATTAAAAATAGATTCTTTAAATATGGTTAAAGAATACGAGAATAATAAAAATATAAAATATGATTTTATTATTTTAACTAGATTTGATTATGTTATATTAGAAAATATAACAAATTTATTTATTCCAGAAAATTCTATATCTTCAACAACTGAAGGAGATGATTACGTATATATTATAACTAGAAATTTACTTGATGAATTTATCAACATATTAACAGAAATGAAATTTAAAACTGATACACATCAAATTCTTAAATTCGCATATAGTTCTGGTATGAGGTGTCATTTATTATATCCTCAATACGAAAATAAAACTAATTCCAATCGACCTTTTGGTAGATTGGCTAGAAGCATGTTCAATAAAAAAGATCATGTTTATAAAATACATGATCTAGAAGAAGCTAAAGATAGTTCTTCCGAATTTTATGCTTTTAGATACAAACCTACAACTGAATACACACCACCAAAATTTGGATAATATGGATATTAAATTAAAATATGAAAAAATAAATGTACTAATACCAATGGCTGGTTTGGGTTCTAGATTTAAAGATACTCATCCAAATCAATTGAAACCATTTATTGATGTTAATGGGAAACCTATGATAGAACAGGTTATAAACAATTATAATCAATTTCCAAATATAAATTTTATATTCATAATAAGAAAGGATCTTCCGATAGATGTTTTAAAAAATATTTGTTTAAAAACAAATATAAATTATAGTATTATTATAATAGATGAGCTTACAGAAGGTTCTGCTTGTACTTGTTTGTTGGCAGAAAATTTTATAAATTCGAATAATCCATTAATAATAACTAATTGTGATCAGATAACAAAAGATTTAAATATAGAAAATATAATAAATTATTCAAATTACAATAATAGTGATGGTATTCTAGGAGTATTCAATTCAAATTCTACTAAAAATAGTTATGTTAAATTAAATGATGAATTTAACATAATAGAAGTTAGAGAAAAACTTGTAATTAGTAATATAGCTACTAACGGTTTCCATTTTTGGAAACATGGTTCGTTATTTGTAGAATCAGCAAAAGAAATGATTAAAAATAATGAAAGATATAATAACGAATTTTATGTAGCACCTACTTATAATTATTTGATTAAAAATAATAAAATAATTAAACCTTATTATTTTAATTTACATTTTCCGATTGGAACTCCTAGTGATTTGGAAATATTTTTAAATGTAAAAATACAATGAAAATAACAAAAATTCAAGATTATAAAGGAGGATGGTATGTGGGGAATTTCGAACCTAGTTGTTATAGAACACAAGAGTTTGAAGTTGGATATAAATTACATAAAAAAGGAGAAAAATGGGATGCCCATTATCATGAAAAAATTACAGAAATTAATTTTTTAATTTCTGGTAAAATGACGATACAAAATATAGAATTAAATTCTGGTGATGTTTTTGTTATATATCCTAACGAAATTGCTGATCCAATCTTTTTAGAAGATTGTTATTTATGTATAATTAAAACACCAAGTATTACAGATGATAAAATTTTAGTTTAACTATTGTTTTTAAAAAAACAATAGTTAAATTTATAATATAAAAATATTATGAATATATACAAAAAAATAGAAGAATTAAATAAAGAAAATTACTTACTTGTTAAGTATTATTTAAAATCCACAACAAATTTAAACGAAGCTGCATGGGCATTGGCGATTGGACAATCAGTTGGTAATCCTAAAGTAAGAAATAAATGGGAAACTGAAGAATTATTTGAAAAATATTCTTGTATTATTTTAGATGACCAAAATAATTTAAAATCTAAAACCGAAGGAATAGTGTATATAGCATTTCCTACAGAAAATTTAAATTTTAAACAAAATGGTATATCACATTTATTAGTAAATTTAATGGGAGGGCAGTTGGATATTGATGTTGTGGATGAATGTCATGTTTTAGATATAGAGTTTCCAAACTCTATATTATCAGAATTTAAAGGTCCAAAGTATGGTATTTCTGGGATTCGTAAGTTTACTAATTCTTACGATAAGCCATTATTAGGAGCAATAGTTAAACCTAAAATTGGGGTAACACCACAAACTTTATTAGAGATGGTCAAAGAATTAGTAGAAGGTGGCGTTAATTTCATTAAAGAAGACGAAATTATGTCAGAATTTAGTTTATGTCCTATTGAAGAAAGAGTTCCATTAATTATGGAATATCTAAAAGATAAGAATGTTATATATTCTGTATCTATCCATTGTGACCCAGATAAGATTTTAGATAGAGTTAAATTGGTTCATTCTTTGGGTGGAAATTCTGTTCATGTAAATTTTTGGTGTGGTTTGGGGGTATATAGATCAATTAGAGAATTAGATTTACCAATTTTCATCCATTTCCAAAAAAGTGGTGATAAGATTTTTACAAATAAATCTCATGCATTTCATATTGATTGGAGAGTAGTTTGTAAAATAGCTGGATTAAGTGGTGTGGATTTTATTCATGCTGGAATGATTGGTGGTTATTATAAATGGGATGAACAAGAAGTTATAGATTCTTGTAAAATTCTTACAGAATTAAATGTTATGCCTGCTATAAGTTGTGGATTTAATGCTGGACTAACTGATATGGTAAATGCTAGATTAGGCGTTGATTATATGGCTAATGTTGGTGGTGGAATTCATGGTCACCCAAGCGGAACTTTGGCTGGAGCAAAATCCATGAGACAAAGCATAGATAAAATAGCTGGAACGGAATATATCCAAGCTATAGAAAAATGGGGATACCAAAATGTTGATAATATCACATAGAGGAAACACAAATGGAGTAAACGAAAGTTTAGAAAATAATCCAACTCATATTAAAGAATTAATCAATTCTAATATTCAAACAGAAATTGATGTTTGGTGTATAGATAACGATTTATTGTTAGGTCATGATTATCCACAATATAAAGTAACTGATGAATTTATAAAAATGAATGGATTATGGTGTCATGCAAAAAATATAGATGCATTTCATTATATGCTTAAAAGTAAGATTAGAAATTGTTTTTGGCATGAAAATGATAATTTTACTTTAACATCATCTGGGTTTATCTGGACTTATCCCAATAAAAGTATTACTGATATGTCTATTATTGTAGATTTGGATAAAAATTGGAAAGATAAAGAATATAATTGTTATGGTGTTTGTGTTGATTATCTATAAGGTAAAATATATTTCAAATTATTGTTTACAAAATATTTTAAATCGTGTATGATTTATTAAAAAAATTAAAATGGAAGAAACAATATTTAATTACATAGATTCTGTTCTATTTACAAAACAAAAATTAAATAAATTGAATGAAGATGAAACTGAATTCAATTTGTACATGCTTAATCGTTGGTGTTCTATGTATTCTCCCGACATTACTCAGATTATCAATGAAACCACAAATAAATACAAAGAAGTTTTTTTACTAAAACAAGATCAATATAATTTTTCATTTAATATTTTACCAAAAGTAAAAAAACAAAGAATCAATTATATTAAAAAAATAAAACAAGAAGAAAAAAAGGAAAACGAAAATATCACAACTTTATCAAAATATTTAGAATTATCTAAAAGAGAAATAAAAGAATATATTGATTTATACAACCAAGCTTTTAAATAAAAATATGGCAATTGAATTACCCTCGCAATTAGATAATGTTAAGCATAAAAAAGGAATGATCGATTTGGATGGAAATAGCGAAGGCTTTTTTGGTCTAGATGATTATAAACTTTCTTTTATATTTGATGACATTGTTTTGGTAGAATTTGTAGACGAAGTTGAAGATGCTCAAGGATCTGCCGTTATGCGTAATGGACTATATGTCCCCACTAATGTTAATACAAAAGCATGGAGAAAAGCTAAAGTAGTTTTAACTGGACCTAATGTAGCTTATTGTAAAAAGGATGATATTGTAATTTTCCCTAATGATAAGGGAGTAACTGTTTCTAATATGGAAATAGAAGGATATGGAACAGTAAAGAAGGGTATGTTTTTAAATGAACAAAGAATGTTTGGTATAGCTCATAAAAAAAGCTAAATATTTAGGTGGCAGATCCTAAAGAACCTAAAAGAGACGAAATTAAGCCATATAAATATGGCACAGAATATAACATGGCAAAAGTATCTAGAAATACTCTTGCTTCTCTTTTACAAAATAATGTTTGTATCCTCTCTATAATAAGAAGAGTACAACCACCAGATAAATCAAAGCATCCTCGTCCTATTAATGCTAGGAGAAGGATGCTTTGCTGTAATAGCATAGAATTCTTGGAGTCATATAATGGTAGATTAAAATTAGGTCATTTTAATCCAAAGGGTGTTGGGCTTCCTTATGATCCTACAGCTTATAATTTATTGCCAACATGGGATTTATTAATGATTGATTATAGGGTTATTAATATGGATGATTGTTATTTAAATTATGCTTATCCTATTAATACTAGAGAAATGAGAAACATGTTCTGGAGAGAGATATTTAATAAAACATTTTATTTGATGTCTCCAATAGAAAAGTATGGTTGGATGAATACATGGTAGTTGACATTTGTATATTTATTTTAAATATATGTAATGGTACTCAAAGAATCTGATTTGAATTATTTTCTACAAAGAAACGTAGTTTTTGTATTAGAAAATAAAATAATAAAAGAAGGTAAATTATTTTTGTTTAACGAAAAAGATTATTATCTTATCTTTTATCTACGTACTGGAAATAATGAACAGAAAAAATTCGAAATTCCGTATCCATTTTCTGTGCAAAGAGTCAATAATTATTTAATTTTAGATTATTCTTTAAGTGCTATTTCTGGTGGTGATTCTGAATTGTATTATAGGTTGGTGTCTTTAAATCAAAATTCTAATTCTAGATTTTATAACAACAAAATCATAATTTTCGAAAAAAATGCTGTTGATTTTTCTGTTGTTTTGTAGTATGTTGTTGGGATGGCTTTACTAGACTATTTTCCATCTAAATTCAATCCACTTGTCCAGCAAGTGGAGTTACTCAATAAGATTGATGAAGCTTTTAATGAAGGTTATAAATTTGTAATTTGTTGCGCCCCAACTGGGAGTGGCAAATCATTCTTATCTAAAACTTTGGCAAATGTTTCTTCCGAACCAAGTCAAGAATTTAAAAATCTTGTAGAAAATGGAAGCGCATTCAGATTAGATACTTACGGTAATTACACAAAAGAACAAGAATGTTTAGATGAAAAACCTTTTGGTGTATTTGCCTTAACTATTACTAAAAGTTTGCAAGATCAATATACCGAATTATTTGAAGATTCGAAAGCCTTAAAAGGAAAAACAAATTACATGTGCAACATTGATCCTGAATATGATGTAGATGTTGCTCCTTGCTTATTTACACCCGGATTGAAAGAGAAATGTATATTAAACAATACATGTTCTTATTACAATGCAAGGAAAGAAATGTTAACCAATAAATTTGGTATCCTCAATTATAGTATGTTTCTTTCTATGCCTGAACATGTCAGGAATAGACAATATATTATATGTGATGAAGCTTCTGAAGTTGAAGATGAATTGGTAAAAAGATTCAGTCGTTCTTTACCATATAAGTTGTTAAAAAGATTAGGATATTCTCCAAAAGAAATTCCTGTTGAGAATTACAGTAAATTTAAAATTTGGTTGGATAATTTAATCATCAAAATTGGAGATGAAGTAGATGCATTAAAGCGGGTTTTAAATAAAAAGAAAGGCAAAGCAGAATTTGATTCAAATATTCAAAGATTTAAATTATTCAATAATTTGCTTCGTCAAATGCAAGGTACAATGGATACATGGAAAGAATGTGAGTATGTTATTGAACATAATTTGGACGGTATTACATTAAAACCTTTTCGTGTAGATAATTTAGCAAAACATATTTTTTCACATGCTGATAAAATTCTATTAATGTCAGCAACTATTATCGATCCTGAAAATTTTGCTAAAACTTTGGGAATTAAAAAATTCAAGTATATTGAAGTAGATTCTACCTTTGATCCTAAAAATGCCCCAATTTTTGCTTCTAAAGGAAATAAAATAAATTATAAAAACTTAAAAGAAAAGTTACCTTCAATTAAAGAAACCGTAGAAAAAATCTGTTTGGCTCATAAAAATGAAAAAGGAATAATCCATACTCATACGAATGAAATCACTCAATATCTAAAAGATAATATTGAAAATCCCAGATTTTTATTTCGTATCGATGGAATGGATAATGAAAAGATTTTAAAGTTGCATTTCGAATCTAAAGAACCAACAATACTAGTCAGTCCATCAATGGCATATGGAGTTGATTTAAAGGAGGATTTAGCTAGGTTTCAAATTGTAATTAAAGCTGCCTACCTTCCTTTG